TATTCGTGGTAAGTCGGTCAACTGGTTGTATATCGACGAAGCGGCGATCATTCCGAATACTGTTGCAGAACAGTTCTTCGCCTCTGTTTATCCTACCATTTCTGCAGGTCAAACGACTAAGATCCTGCTAACCTCCACACCTCTGGGGTATAATCACTTCTGGAAATTCTGGAACGAGGCAGAGAAGGGACAGAATGGATTTGAACCAATGTTTATTCACTATTCTGAAATCCCAGGAAGGGATGAAGAATGGGCAGAAGAACAATTAAAACTCCTTGGTGAAGTCAAATTTAACCAAGAAGTTATGTGTCATTTCTTGGGATCTAGCAATACGCTGATTAATGCCAGAACACTAGGGAATATGAGTTCTGTAGATCCAATCTATGTCAATGATGGTTTGGATATCTTCGAGGAACCACGTGAGGGTAGAACATATGCGATGACAGTTGACACTGCTAGAGGTATCGGCGGCGACTATTCAGCATTCGTAGTTCTAGATGTTACTGAAGTGCCATATAAGATGGTGGCAAAATATCGAAACAATAAGATCGCTCCACTTCTATTTCCGAATATTATAAATAAAGTGGCAAGGGATTATAATACAGCGCATGTTCTGATAGAGGTTAATGACATCGGGCAACAGGTCGCCGACATTTTACATAGTGAATTAGAATATGATAACATTTTAACTACAGCAAAGGATACCAATAAACAGTATTTGTCTCCTGGGTTTGGCAAAACAACACAATTCGGTGTTAAGATGTCAAAACAAGTTAAGAGGCAAGGTTGTTTTACATTTAAGTCTTTGCTAGAAGAAAATAAATTATTAATTTTTGATGCAGATACTATCAGCGAGTTGTCAACTTTTATTGAGAAGGCTGGGAGTTATCAAGCAGACGAAGGTTATCATGACGACCTTGCAATGTGTCTGGTCTTATTCGGTTGGTTGACCACTAATACATATTTTACAGATTTAACAGATATTAATATTCGTGAGAAGTTATATGACCAACAAATGAAGCAGATTGAACAAGAACTAACTCCTTTCGGAATCGTCGCTGACGGAACTGAGGAGGAAGCGTTTGTTTTGGGTGGTGATTATTGGAAGGTAGACACAGAGTCGACTCCTAAAATATGGTAATTTATAAATAAAAGTAGTAAAATCTAGGTAGGATTTTTAACTCAAGGAGAAAATTATGGCTTTTCAGTTATCACCTGGAGTCCAGATTCAAGAGAATGATCAGACAAACGTAGTTCCGGCGGTTTCTTCGTCGATCGGCGCATATGCTGGTTACTTTCTTTGGGGTCCAGTAAACGAGGTTCGTACGATTACCTCGGAAAATCAACTTGTCTCGACCTTTGGTCGTCCTGGCGAAGACCAGCAGGGGACACCCGTCAATAACACAGTAGACTTCCACTCTGCAGCCAACTTCTTGGCATACGCTGGAAACCTCAAAGTTGTTCGCGCAGTTGGAACCTCAGCAAGAAATGCTGTCGGCGAAGGAACTGCTCCTAAGATTGACAACGATCTTGACTACGATGAGAATCACGTATCAGGTTCGAACAGCGTTGGTCTCTGGGCAGCTAAGTATCCTGGTGCGCTCGGTAACTCGCTTCTGGTTGGCATGATCGACGTTGCTGGTTTCACTGGTTGGACTTATGAAGGTCAGTTCGGTGTTGCTCCAGGAACATCAGATTATGCGGTTGCGCTTGGCAACTCGGCAGCAGACGACGAACTGCACATCATCGTCGTTGATGAAGATGGTGTGATCACTGGTACTGCTGGAACAGTTCTCGAAAAGTTCGCGAATGTCTCGAAGGCACGCGATGCTAAGGGTTCGAACGGCGAGAGCATTTACTACAAAGATGTGATCAATGCTAATTCCAAGTATATCTACTGGATGGACCATATCACAACTGAAGGTACCAGCGGCACAGACTTCGAAGCAACATCGGGTACTGTGATTGCATGGGGTAATACTGTTCCTGCTTCTGGTATTGCTTTCTCGAACATGATCGATGCTTCTGGTTCAGGTTATGGTCTGTTCACAAATAAGGAAGAAATCGAGATCGATCTTGTCATCACTGGTGATCACTCGACGACTGTTTGCCAGAATGTTATCGATAACGTCGTTCTTGGTCGTAAAGACTGCGTTGCGTTCGTTTCGCCGGAACTTGCAGATGTTCAGAATAATGCTGGTTCGGAAGCTGATGACGTAGTTTCTTACTTCGAAACTCTTGCTAGATACAACTCGTATACTGTTGCCGACTCAGGTTGGAAGCGTCAATACGATAAGTATAACGACGTATACATCAATGTTCCTCTGAACCCAGATGTTGCTGGTCTCTGCGCTCTTACAGACAGAACCAATGATGCTTGGTGGTCACCTGCTGGTCTGAATCGTGGTGCAATTCGTAATGCAGTAAAACTGCTTTACTCACCAGGACAAACAGATCGCGACACCCTCTATGTTGCGGGTATCAACCCAGTGGTCAACCTCTCAGGTCAGGGTATCGTTCTCTTCGGTGACAAAACTCTACTGAGAAAACCATCGGCATTCGATCGCATCAACGTTCGTCGTCTGTTCCTCATCCTTGAAAAGTCACTAGGAACTGCTGCTAAGTTCCAGTTGTTCGAATTCAACGATGCGTTCACTCGTTCGCAGTTCCGTTCGATGGTTGAACCATTCCTCCGCACTGTCCAGGGTCGTCGTGGTATTTACGACTTCCGCGTAGTGTGCGACGAATCAAACAACACAGGCGAAGTTATTGATCGTAATGAGTTTGTTGCAGATATCTACATCAAACCTGCTCGTTCAATCAACTTTATCCGTTTGAACTTCATCGCAACCAGAACTTCGGTTTCCTTTGAGGAACTCGGTGCGTAATAACCCTATAAATAGATAAAGTTAGGAGAAATCTAAATGGATATTTCAAAGTTTAAGGGGTTACTTGGTGCTGGTGGTGCTAGACCGAATCAATTCAGAGTGTTTCTAAATTTCCCCGCGTATGTCACATCGCGTCCGAACCAAGAAGCATCTCTGTTGGTTACTGGCGCAGCGGTTCCTGCATCGAATGTTAACCCAACTCTCGTTCAGTATCGTGGTCGCGAAGTGAAACTCGCTGGTGAGCGTATCTTCGATCCGTGGACAGTCACTATCGTCAATGATACTGACTTCTCCCTTCGTAGACCAATTGAAGAGTGGATGAACGGAATCAATGATCGCACTGAAAACACAGGTATTCTAACACCTGCTGATTATCAGATCGATCTTGCAGTCGAGCACCTCGACCGCAATGATGAAATTCTTCAGACGTACCTTCTTAGAGATGCATTCCCGATCAATCTTTCTGAAATTGCTCTTCAGTATGCTCAGAATGATATCATCGAAGAATTTACGGTGACATTCCAGTATCAGAATTATGATGTTGCTGGTTAAACTATAAAAAGAACTTAAAGTATGGAAATTTTTGGTTATAAAGTTGAAAAGTCTAAGGGTGCTACGACCGAGAAATCGTTCGTGGCACCTACAGACGATGGTGGCGCAGAGGTTATCAAGGCAGGTGGTTACTACGGTACTTATCTAGACCTTGATGGCACTGCACAAAATGAAGCGGAACTGATTAAACGGTATCGTGACATCGCTTTTATGGCAGATGTAGACACTGCGATTGAAGATATTGTTAATGATGCCATCTCAAATCTTGATGATGAAAAACCAATTGAAATTAATTTAGATGAATTACCATATTCAGATGCCATAAAGAAAAAGATTCGCGAAGAATTTGAATATGTTCAAAGACTCTTAGACTTTAATCTTAGAGCGCAAGATTTCTTTCGCAGATGGTATATTGACGGTCGTCTATATTTTCACAAAGTTATTGATACTGCCAATCCCAAAAAAGGTATCACTGACATTAGATTTATCGACCCAAGAAAAATTAAATTTGTTCGTGAAGTTAAAAAAGAAAAAGATCAGAATACTGGTGTCGAGTTCGTAAAATCAATTGAAGAATACTTCATCTATAATGATAAGGGTATTATTCAGGATAGATCTTACAATCCAGTCGCCGGAACTAGCGCATCAATGAAAATTACCAAAGATGCTGTTTGCTACGTTCCATCTGGTCTAATGGACCAAGATAAAAACATTACGTTGTCATATCTACATAAAGCAATTAGACCAGCGAATCAGTTGAGAATGATGGAAAATGCGGTTGTTATCTACCGTATTTCTCGTGCTCCTGAACGCAGAATCTTTTATGTGGATGTCGGCAACTTACCGAAGATTAAAGCGGAACAATACCTAAAGGGTATTATGGATCAGTATAGAAACAAACTGGTCTATGATGGTGCGACTGGTGAGATTCGAGACGACAAGAAATTTATGTCGATGCTTGAGGACTTCTGGTTGCCTCGTCGCGAAGGTGGCCGCGGCACCCAGATTGATACTCTTCCAGGAGGTCAGAACCTCGGACAGATTGAAGATGTTGAGTATTTTCAGCGTAAATTATATCAGGCGTTGAATGTTCCTATTTCTAGATTGCAACAGCAAGGTGGATTAAACTTTGGTAGAGCATCGGAAATTAACAGAGACGAATGGAAATTCACTAAATTTATCGCGAAACTTCGTCGTCGATTCTCTCAATTATTTGATAATCTGTTAAAGACTCAACTTATTCTTAAAGGTATTATCAAAGAAGAAGATTGGAATCAGATTAAAGAATTGATTCAATATCGTTATGCGACTGACGCATTTTATACAGAATCTAAAGAACAACAGATTCTTCAGTCTCGTATCGAGATTCTTAATGGTGTTGCCAATTATATTGGTAGTATGTATAGTAAAGAATATGTTCAGAAAGAAATTCTTAAGTTGAGCGACGAAGAAATCGCTGAGATAGAGAAACAGATTGCTGCCGCTGCTCCACCACCGGAAGAGGATAATCCTCCCACAGAAACTGGTAATCAAGCAGAAGAGCAAATTCCTGAAGATGCTATAGATGGAGATGATTAATGAGTGACGATATTAAAAACTTAATAAATAACATAGAATTGGGCAACATGACAGATGCGAACGAGACCTTTGGTCTTGTTATGGCGAACAAAGTCGCTGATATTTTAGCAGGCAAACGAGTAGAAGTTGCACAAAATATGTTTAACGGAGAGAACCCAGATGGCGAAGAGATTCAAACAGATAGTTGAAGAAACACTCGACCTAATCGAAGGTCGAATGAACCAACTTGCTATGGATATGGACGAACTCAGCGATAGCGAGTTTAAGGCAAAGCACAAAAAATCCAAGCAACACATGTCAACTGCTTTGAACAAACCCATCAAACCCTCTAAGGAAGAGCAGGTTGACGAAGAAGTCGAGCAGGTCGACGAGGGCGAAAGAGCCAAGGAAATGCAAGCTGGTTGGGAACTTCTCCGCAAGAGAAAGAAAGACAACGAGAAAGCAGTCAAAGATATGAAGGGCATGGCACCTCATATGAAGAACCCTGCTCTTGGCGAAGAAGTCGAAGAACTCGACGAACTCTCACAAGACAAGTTGATGCAGTATCGTTCAGCTGCTAAGAAACAAGGTACTGGCATTCAGGACAGAATGAAAGTCGGCGGCGGTGACTGGTCAAAAGATGGTAAGGATACCAAGACTCTGAAGAAGAGAATGTCTGGTTATAAGATGGCAGGACGTAAGGTTAATCCAGGACTTGCTGCTACTGCTGGTAAAGCACCTCGTGTTGCTGCCAATGAAGAAGTCGAGCAACTTGACGAGATTCTTCCTGTAGTTGCAGCCGTGGCAGGCAGAGCATTAGCAACACGAGCCGTTGGTGCCGGTGCAAGTGCTATGACAAAGCGAGTTGCAGGTGCGGCAGGCAGTTATGCTGGCAAAAAACTTGCAAATAAAGTTACAAGCACAAATACAAGCACAAATACGACAAAGGAAGAA